TACTCATCCTCGCACTGCTCTCAGGCTGTGGATCGACTACCCGCACGGTCCCCATCCAGACGCGGGACACCATCAACGCGCAAACCGGAGAACTCATAGCAAGCTCTACATTTGTATTGGGGCAGGAATACAAAGCAGACGACCCCGGATCACCGATGATTTCCAGTGGAGTAAATCTGTTGGTTGCCGAGAGGGGTTTTGAGCTGTTGCCTGACTTCTGGAGCATCAGCGACGACGAATACGCTTGGGCGCAAATCTGGAATGGCTCGCTCATCAACTGGCACAACGCGCAACGGATCACGATCTACAATCCAGCCGACCAGACGGAACTGGTCACATTCAATCCGGTGCCGTTCCCGTGGCACGCCGTTTACACCCCGACATCAAGCGCAGAGCGGCTAGGGTTCAACGCTCAGAGCTTCATCACTGCCGGGATCGCCGTGGGGACATACGGCATCCTAGACAAGCAACTCGACAACAACCAGGCCAACATCCAAGCGGCTAACGCCAATGCCGCCGCAGGATTCAACGCAGGCAGCAACGCAACCCTCACCGGAGTGCAGACCGGAGCGGGACTGGTCGGAGGACAGTGAGCATGCAGATAACCATTACAGCACAGCCATCCAAGCATCCAGTTTCGGTTGCCGAATTGAAATCCTTCTTGCGCGTTGTCGATGCAGAGGAGGATTCCACGATCAGCATGATTCTCAACGCAGCCGTGGACACCGTGGAATCGCTTGCGGGAGTGGCTTGTATCCACAGGTCTGCTACGATCACGACGCGCAACTTTCCCTCAAGCGGTTGGGCATTCCCGTTGTCGCCCATCAGTTCCATTCCCTCTGTAAAATACCTGGACAGCGATGGCGTTGAGCAAACCGTATCCAGTTCGCAATACATTCTGGAGAAGAACGAATTTACTCCACGGCTTTACCTGGCAGCCGACGCCGATTGGCCTTCTGACGTGCTGGATCAAGCCGACGCAGTCCGCATTGCGGTTGTTGCTGGATACGGCAGCAGTCCCGAATCGGTGCCTGGCAAGATCAAGCAGGCGATCCTGTTCATGGCTTCGCACTATTACGAGATGCGGTCTCCGGTCATTGCCGGGACGATCACGTCAGAAGTGCCTATGACGGTCAGGTCACTTATCCAATCGTTTAAGCGTTACCAGACATGAATCCGGGGACACTAGACAGACGGATCACGATCCAGAAGCGCACCATTACCCGCGACTCGTTTGGGGATGCGGTCGAATCATGGGCTGACTGGCGAACGTCTATCCCGGCGCGTCAAATCTATCGTTCCGGTGGCGAGTCTTTTGGAGCATCGGAGCAGCGAGTAGCCACGCGCACGGTGGTATTCAGAATTCGGTATTTGTCGCTCGGAGACGTTCTTGATCCCGCCGCATACCGCATCACGTTCGGGGGGCAAGTCTACGATGTCCGGGCAATCGAGGAGTTCGGGCGCAGAGCCTACCTGGACCTCGTCGCAGAATACAGGAGCACTGTGGAATGAGTATCGGGGTGCAAATTGATCAGGTGTCGCTCGACAAGCTCAAGCGTACCATGACCACTCTCGACGACAAAATGCTGATGAAGGTGGTCACTCCCGCCATGCGTGCGGCAGCAAGGCCGGTGACGCTTGCGGCCAGAGCCAAAGCACCTGTGCGGACAAGACTGCTTCGCAAGTCCATTGGTGTCCGTGTAAAGACCTACCGCAAGAACAAGACTGCGTGGGTGGGAGTCGGTCCGCGCAAAGGGTTTAAGACACAAATCGGCACGGTCTCACGCGGTCCCAATCGAGGACAACCGATCTACGCAAACCCGACGCAATACGCGCACCTGATTGAGCGGGGAACAAGCAGGGTGCAGGCAAGACCATTTCTTAGGCCAGCCATTCAGAGTACGACCAGTCAGCAACTCGGCAAATTCACCGCCAAGGCACGAGCGCAGTTCGGAAAACTCAAGATCCGCGAACGATGAACGACACACTTATATCCAGCATCTACGCCGCGCTCTCAAGTGATACAGACCTTTCCGACGTGGTGTCTGACCGCATCTACCCTGTCCGCGCACCGCAGCCGACAGACCCGCCATACGTCGTCTTCTCGCGCATCACAGGCAACGTGGGACTCACGATGGACGGTGCCAGCAATCAGCGCGAGACAACCATCCAGGTCGATATTTTCTCACGGCTGTATTCACAGGCCGAGGACGCAAGCACGGCAATCGTGACACTGCTGCAAGGCTACTCGGGGACTCTCTCCTCGACGGAGGTTTGGTTCTGCGAGTTGACCAGCCAATCAGACTTTTTCGAGGCGGAGGACAGACTCTACCACCGCTCATTAGACTTTCGGATCGGATATTCTATCCCGACCGGATTGTAACCAAAAACCAACTACAAAAATAGGAGACAAACATCATGGCAAAGAAAGGATTCGGATCGAGGTTCTCGATTCTCTCAGGCTCGAATCAAGCTGACATTGGAGAGCTTCTCAGCATCTCCGGTCCCAGCTACTCGAAGGAAACCATCGACACAACCCACATGGGCAGCACGGATGAGTTCCGCACGTTCATCGGAGGTTTGCGCGACGCGGGAGAGGTCACGTTCGACGTGCAGGTCAATCTGCTTGCAGCGGACACTGACAACCATCTCAAGTTGCTTACCTCGCTGGAGGATGACGACACACCTGTGGCGATGGAGTGTGACCTCGGCAACGTGGCAACCTTCTCGTTCAGCGGGATCGTGACTGCGTTTGAGCCGGAAGCACCCCTGGACGACAAGCAAACCTGCTCGATCACGGTTAAGATCAGCGGCAAGCCGACACTGACCGACGTGCCTGCATAATACAATGAGCGCAAAAATCACACTCACTAACGGCGAAGAACGAGAGTTAAAGCTGACTGCTTCCGTGATCATTGATTACGAGAAGCAAGGCTACGACATAATGAAGATTGGCGACGCAAGTGATGGCAAGCCAATGTTTACCAAAATATACGCTCTTGCAGTTTCGGCACTCATTAAGGACGGGGAAAAACCCAAGGATCTTGAAAAAATCCTGCCACTGGGTGAGGCACTGTTCATCCCAATTGGAGAAGCTTTCGAGGAGGCTGGCCTGGGGGAGCACCAAGAGCAAGTGAACCAACCGGAAAATGGGAGTCCGTAGTTGCAAAGCTGACGGTTGCCTGTGGTCTTTCCCGGCAGGAGGCGTTGCGCCTTACGCCGGGGGAGGCTCAGGTCTACCTCAAGGAGCGAAGGTTGATTGAACACATGCAAGATTATAGATTCGCTCAAATCATGTGTTTGCTCTATAACATCCATCGCGGCAAGGGGAAGAAAGCCGCAAAGGTTAAGGACTTTATGCCTTCGGACTTCCGCTCGCACAGGCCGCAAAAACGCATGACCACGGAACAGATGATTCACGTAGCCAAACAAATCACCGCACTCAACAAGTAGCAAAATGGCAACCTCACTTGGAACCACTTACGTAGACCTCGTTGCTCGCTTGGACAACTTTTCCAAGGGAATGAAAAAAGCGTCGAAGACACTGACCAAATTTGGCAACAAAACAAAGGCCATTGGCAAGGCAATGTCGACCTACATTACCGCTCCAGCGGTGGGCATGGCAGCGATCACGGTGAAAGCATTCGCCGAACAGGAGCGGGCTGTCAATAGCCTTGAGTCCGCACTGAGGGGTAGCGGACAGGAGGTCACAAACAACTCAAAGCAGATGCAGGAGCTGGCATCCGCGATCCAAAAGACCACGACATTCGGCGACGAGATGACATTGCAGCTCATGGCGACCGCAACCAACATGGGCATCCAGTCCGGCCAGATGGAGGAGGCGACCAAAGGCGCCATCGGTCTGAGCAAAGCCTTCGGGCTCGATCTCAAAATGTCGATGCGTGCGGTATCGGCAGCACTCCAGGGCGACACCATGCTGCTTAACCGCTACATCCCGCAGCTCCGGAGCGTGTCGGATGAGTCGGAAAAGCTGGCAATCGTGCAGCAGGCAATGGCGTCCGGTTTCCAGCAGGCAGAGGCAGAGGCGCAGACGACAGCCGGGAAGATACTCCAGATGAAAAATGCCATTGGCGACACAAT